CTGTCGGAGTGGTGGTCAGCGGAACCGAAGCCAGTAGCGGGTTTTACTCTGAGGTATTTCCTCCACTTTTTATTCATGACGAGTATGACGAAGAAATTATACAAAAATTTATAAAAAGACAAAAGTATGCCAATGAATATATCCCTAACAACCCATGGGCAGTATTGTTATTGGATGACTGTACGGAGGACAAAAAAATATTTTCATCCAAATGGCAACAGTCATTGTTTAAAAACGGGAGACATTGGAAACTCTTCTACATACTGTCTCTACAACACTCCACTGACATTCCTCCCTCGATTAGAACCAACGTTGATGGAGTGTTCATATTCAGAGAAACGGGTGAAAATAATTTAAAGAACATTTATGCTAATTATGCTGGGGTCATACCGTCATTTGAAATTTTCAAAGCCTACATGTCACAGGTAACAGGGGACTATACGGCTCTCTACATAGACAATGCAGCCCAAGACAGCGGAGAATGGCACGAACATGTTTACTATTGGAAAGTGCCTCAATTGGATGCAAGAGATATGAAGTTTGGCTGCCATGAGTACTCCGAATTTGGAAAACAACGGTTTAATGAAAAGTACACTAAATACTAACGCCTACGCAGGATTTGCACGGCACAAGAAGAACTTACCCTCCGTTTGGTAATGGATTTAATGCCTTAGAGGCATTAAATCAAATTTTAGTACTTGTAACGCCACATCGGATTTTTTGACGAACCCAATGCACGCGTCATCTCCCATGCATCGCGCTTCTTACCATCCAACTTCACATTTGGACTCATTCGCATCAGATACTCTTCAAACTCTCTCCTCTTCACTGTGTTGTTGTCCGGCTCGAATGAGTCAACCGCTTCCTGTATGGCTCTTCTTATCTCGGGGTCCAAAACAGTGGTCAAGTCTCTCGGGGTGTCTCCTGCTCTAAGATACATTATTTGTTCCAATTGGATTGGAGGCACTATCGTTGGATCTTTATTGATCGTATCGTCGGCTATCTGTTGTCGGTTGCTGTTCACAAGAATTGCAAATTCAGCGTTACCATCCATAATGGCATCCACGAACTTAAGAAGCCAATCGTAATGCATTATGTATAGTTCATTGCTTTGATTTTCTCTAAAGCCAGACAAGAGTCCTTTAATGGATTGTTCAATTGATCTGTAACTGACTGTCTTCCTTACGTAGATGAAGAAGTGGGCTTCAGAGTCTGCCTCACCAGAGTTGTATTGAGTAAGCCTGGATCGAAGCAGTTCGAACGTCTGTACGCCGCCGACTTTGAATTTGTGTTGCCGTTGATAATATTCGGTGGTGCAGATGTAGATGTACTCGAGGGGTTCGACGCATTTGGTAGCCTGATTAAATTCGAGAGTCCTTTTGATTTGTTCTTTGAGTCGTTTCGTTTCTGATCTTAATCTCAATCTTTGTTCTTCGGCATCTTTTTCGGCTTTTTCAGCTCGTAATTTCAACTCTTCTTCAGCTTTATCCTTAATAGCAAGTTGTTGCATTACTAATGATAGTTGTTCTTCCTTTATATCCCGTTCCGCTTCCAATTTTTCCCTCAACCAGTTCGCCTGATATTCGGCATATTCAAAACATGCCTCCTCTAAGTTTAGGTAGTAGTCTCTGATCATCTCTGCGTTCTTCGTATTCAAACGCATCACCGCCTTTTTGAAGTCTCGTGTATCCATTACCAACCAACGCTTTAAAACTAAATTACCGGCGTTGGTTTGTTCAACCTCCCGCTTCATAGCTGGATGTTCAAGAAAACGGTAGTCGTCGTATCCAACTTCTTCATATGGTATACCGTTATTGTCCAGTAGCTTTTTGAAATTCCGCTGTTTGTATTTATTGTCGCCTTCATATCCTAACCATTTTAAAAGCGGGGTGCTCCCTAGGACACCCCGCTTTTTGGATAATGGATACCATAACTCTTGGAACCAATCGCTGTTGATATCGATGGCCGTCTTTTTATCTTTTATGAACGCAAAAAAATCTTTCGTTCCGTCGTGTTTTTTACGATTGATAAGCGTATCCATTTTTATTTCTTTTCTTCTAATGTGTCTTAACTTTGTCCTTGAAAAATTTGTACCAATTCAATTTCCCGGTCCATCGTTTCCAACCCAATTAATCTAACGATAGTTTTAAAATATAAAGGTTAGACACCTTTATATTTAATTTACCCAATTATTAATATATTTTCATTGTCATACATTATTTCAAGTTCTTGGCCTTGGGAAACCCATTTATGTAAATGTGTCTTTAATTCTTTTGTAATGGTTTCGTTAGTTATATCCTTGTCGTTTCCTAGGTTCATTCTACACACAAAATAAGCTGGTTCTTCGGTTTTAACTCGTACAAATGTTAATGTGTCATTTTCCATGGTATTAACATCAAATAATCTAAGATTAAAGGGCGAAAATTGTTTCATAAACATACATGCTGACAATATAAGATCATATGTATGTTCATCTTTTGTTATGTTAATAAAACCACATAACAATGGATCTTTTTGAGTAAGGTTGACTTCTCCAACGGTTGTTGTGGTGTCAATAGAAGTATCTGAAATAATTTCAATAACGGAACTCATTTATTACTATCGTGGTATTATAAGAACGACACTACTAATTATTTATAGTATTGTGTTGGAAATTCGGAGAACTCTTTCATTAATTTTAATGACATCGGTCATTAAAATTATTCATGTGTTTCAATTCCCCCCGAACGATTTCTTCCCTCATCTGACCCAAACCCTTCATCGTCAGCTCTATTTATGGATGGTCCTTTCATAACAGGAGTATCTCCGGTTGGAGTATTCATTTTGTTTTTCAATCCATTCCTCCCTATAAAATTAAACTCTGGAGATGCATCTTGGGCACGCCAATTTGGAGTGCCGGTATTTGGGGCTGTGCCACTTCTTGATGTACCACCAGTTCCCCTAGTTGTATTGAACAAGGACAAAATATTTATTTTTGTCTTCTTCATTATCATTTTAGCTGCTATGAACCATACTGCATTAAAGAAGATAGCCAATGCCAATCTAATTTCCACAGGCCACTTATCCATACCAGCTGGTGTGTATGTTTTCTCTCCCAACTCCAGAAGCAATTTTTCATAAGAATTCATAGACAATAACTGTTGTTGCGTAAAACCTTCCATATCAAAACCCATTCTCCCAAATACCATTTCACACACCATAAATCCTCCTACAAGATAATTTTTATAAGATTCAACAGAAGAGTCTACACTTAACTGTTTAACTATAATGTCATAGGTTTTCTTCATACTTTTGTATTCTGATCTTATGGTAAATTCAGGTATGTCTCTAAGGGGATATTGTTTTTGTAGCAGCTGGAGTTTAAACATAATTTCTCTCTTCTTGTCTTCTTCATTTTCGTTGTCTTCCTCACGCTTATTTTCAATTTCTTTGATTGATGGTGGAACCCCTCCTCGCTCTCTCTCTTTGAGCGAAGCTCTTTGGCCCCTTTTTTCTCCTTCGTGTAATATACTTTGCTTCTTTTGATCTATCTCCGTCTTTTTATTTTCGCCTTCTTTGTACCCCCTTTCGTCCTTTCCTTGCGGAGAACCTTCCTCTACTCTGGTTAACGTTGGAACGTGTTTAGCCTTAGGGATTAATTTAATGTCATCTTGCCTTTCCCTTTCCGGGCCCGGAAAGGCCGGGCCATTTGCGTGAATGGGCTTCCCCTGAAAGGGTTTTGGACTTCTGTATCTATTGTCATCAAAGAGATCATCGTCGTCATAAAGTCTGTTTCTTCCGTTCATACCACTTATAGAACTACTTTTGACTGTTTTGACATTTGTGACCGTTATTGTTCTTTTAGGGCCCACCCCAGCTAATGAAGAAGAAGGAACTCTGTCGCCATATGGGTTATTATGGCGCTCGTCTCCTTGAATGGGAGTATTTGAAATGGAGCTTTTGTCCCTTTCATTTTGGTGTTCAGAAGGTTTTTCCGCTGTAGGGTTATTATATGGTGGTGTTGTAGGAACAAATTCTTTTCCGTGACGACTGGGTCTAACTTTATTTTTGTTTTCCAAAAGTTCCAAATACAATTGTGGAAATCTACCAAAACGTTTAGGAACGATTTTTTTAAAATCGTCTAGAGGAGGTATTTTTCTGATAATTATGGTCTTCATGTTTACTTAATACAACATTATTTCTTATTTATCGCATTATAATATAATTATAATGGTTGATTTAAATATTTAATAGATCTAGATCTATTAAATATTAATGGGCCTTCGAAAGTTGTGCCTTTAGGGCGTTTTCTAAATTTAGTACATCAATTCTGTCAACATCCAATTGACTGACCTGATTCATAAAATGTTGAAATTTATCCGCATTGTTAGAACCAAGAAGTAGCCACACTTTTAAAGCTTTGGTGTTCACAGCTCTTTTAACTGTTCCATTGCTTACCATTTCAATATATTTTTCGGGATCGTCACGCTTCATACTTAAAAGATGTGAAAGAGAAGGAAGATTGCCATGGAAGGGACAATTTTCTGGATCTAGATATGTTTGTATCATTGGACTAGAATCTTCTCCAAGCTTGGCGTCGAGTCTGCTGGTTAAAGTGTCATAATATGTGTAAAGATCTTTATAGTTTCCTTTTTTCTTACTCTTAGACATAGATAGCCAAATTAAAGTAAAAACGGCGATTACCAGCGCCGCTACAGGAACAAAATTATTCTTCATTTATTACAAAGGAAAGGAAAGGCTATTATGTTACAAACACACAAATACCAAGACATGAAATTAAGAAATTCATTATATTATTTGATTCATTCAATTATATTAAGGCATGGTAAAAAGACCACATACATTTGAT